CCAGCTTCTTCATTGTTGATTTCAGTAAAAACACTACCTGAACCAAATGAGAAGTTGACATCAAACATGAACGGCTGTTCTGGACTTGGCATTATAAATTTCCACCCTGCCATATGGCGATACTTACTTGGGCAGTCACGCTCTCAGTAACAACGCTAATAACAGCTCCGGCCGGCAAGAGATAAGAGGCTGGGTTAAGGCGCGAAGTAGTTACGGCAAATGTAGCTGTTGTCGGGCCTGAAGCAGTAACACCCGTGACATCAACCCAGCAGGATGTTCCAGGCTGAAACACAAAAGACACGGTGTAAAAATCTGCATCTGTACTAAGGGTGATGCTGTCTGCATTGCCGTTGGTTAGCTCAGCCTTGTACATGGTTGTGGTGGGTGTAGCTGCAAAGGTAATGTCTCCCTTAGCGCTCTTGGCAAACTTAAGTGCTGCTGTAGCCATGATAATTCCTTATATCGTTTTAATTAAGTATACCTAAGTTATCTACACTAGAACATCCGGCATAAACGCCTTGATTTTGTCTGGTGTGTCCAGGCTCGACATATCCGCATTTCGTGGCATATCTCGAAGCGCATTCTTTTTATCTGCAATGTTATCTTGCATGATAATATCCTTGTCTTCTAACGCACGCTGAAAAAACACGTCTAACTCGGTAAGCTTTTCGTTTCTAATCACACGAAGCTTATCCATGTGAATCTCGCGCGCTTGCATCAGGTCAATACTAACACCAGCATCAAGTCGCCAAGCGTTCCTAAAATAACGGTCGGTCGGCATGTCTTCAGCTTGATGAACCTCAAAGTGAACGCCCAGTGGCAGCGTTCTAATCAACACATCAATCGTGTTAGCAGGGTTAGCGCAAAACTCAGGGGTAGGACACACAACCGACACACCGCCATCTAAGTTTCTGTAAGCTATTCGTGTGTCATGGTTCATGCTAGTTCTCCGTAAGCTGATACACAGTTGCCATCTCTATCAAGTGCTGAGGTTAATTGCTGAGTAAGAAATTGCTGAGCGCCAACTGATCGCGACCCTGCTGTAACTGAGCAAGTTACAGCGTTATTACCTGCGCCCGCACCAATTGTGCTTACATTTACAGCGTAATTTGTGTCGGCAAAATCATTACCCCAGTTAACAGTATATAGACCTGCACCGCCATCCGTTACACTCGTCACATTGTACGAAGCAACAACGCTCGGTCCTGTTGCCTGGTTATACAACACCCACGCTTTAGCCGCGCTTGGATGATACTGCTGAACCGATGGAGCACTAAATACTGCTGAGCTTGCGGCTGCTTCCATCTGTATTTGGGTTGCAACTGACGCACCATCACTAGCATCTACCCACACGGTTTGACCTGCCCCATCGGTAGATAAAACCTGGTCCGCTGCTCCATCTGCTTGTGGCCACTTAACAGCATCAAGAATTAAATCACCCGCACCATTTGGAGTTAGGTTTAAATCCCCATTGGTGTCGGTGCTTGATAGTGTATTACCGACTAGGCCTAAGTTATTAATCGCTACAATACCCGCACCATTGGGAGTTAGGTTTAAATTGCCGTTGGTATCTCCGCTTGAGATAGTATTCCCATTAATTTTAACGTTATCAACCACCACACTACCCGTGCCATTTGGGTTTAAGTTAATATCCCCTTCGGCATTTTCACTTGTGATGGTATTGCCGTTAACCTTGATATTGCCTGACTGAATCGTTCCTGGAGCGAGAAGCGTGCTTGATAGGCTTAGGACTGGATTGGTAGGGTCTGCGCTATTCACGTTAATTTGATTAGCCGTCCCAACAACCGTATTAACAAGCCCACCGGTTTCTGAAAGGTCATAAGCTAGAATTGCAGTAGCACCTGGGTTCATAGCCCACACCTGATTTGCGCCAAGAACAGGAAGAATTAAATCAATATTAGTATTGGCATCATTGGTGTATGAAGCAGAGAAATTATAGTGAGGAGCAAAACTTCGGTTCATCTGGTTTTGTTGCTGAACCAGGGTTTCAGTTCCAAAATCCTGATTTAACATAGATGGAGTAAAAGCAGTATTTGTGTACAAATTGGTTCTTGATGAATCAGTATTTCGAACCAGGGTAATAATATCGCCTGTGGTTCTGCCTTCTGCAAACGTAACACGCACGGTCTCGGTAGAGCCAATAAAAGTCACGTCGTAATTACTGCTTGTAACCAACTGAGTCGCATCACTTGCAGCCACTCCAGCAGCGCGAGCATAAACAAGGACACTGGCAGCAACGTCGGCGGTCCATGCGGCATTGAAAACCGTTTGCAAGTTACTGGCAGTAATCTGGGTTCTTGGTTCTACATCATTTATAACTTGGTTTGTTGACATATTCCGTGTCCTTATCGTGATGCTCGGCCGTAATTTTTTGGTAAATCACTTGTTTGGTCATCTATAAAATCGTTTAGCATTTTATGAGTATACCACTGGTTAATTAAAGGTATAGAGTGAGCAAAGCCTTTAATGTCATGCCTATTCCAATGCCCTGTACCAAACATTTGGGCAAAGTTACCCATATCCTCTATTATGCCTGCGGGAGCTCCACCATAACCACCCCGTCTAGAAAGGTTACGATACCTATCGCCCTTCATTTTATTAAGCGTATCATTATCCACGAAAGAAGCGGCTCTCATTAATGCCGTGTAAGCCAAGGCTAACGGAGGGCTGCTTGATATTGCCGAGCCAAACCAAGCCTCGTCGGACATATCAAATTCCTCACCTCTTGACCAAACGCGAAGAGGGTCAACAAGTGCACCAAGAGCAGATGTCATTACCGTGCCCTGGAGCATGTAAGCATCAAACGGTCGCTGCAAAGCAGGCACTGCGAATCGGTTTAAACCAGCAAAAGCCCACCCTGTGAATGTGAACGCCATGCCTATCACAGGGTCATTCGATACAAGTGGCGAGTCAAACATACCCTTGCGAACAAGTGTAGCTGCGACTGATTTACGAATATGTTTAGCCATGACAACGCGAGCTTCTTTATCTTCCCAGTTCCAGAAGTCACTTGCGTAACCACCGGTTTTCTTTTTAATGCTGGTAGGGGAATGCTCAAACGCATTAATAATCAAGGAAGATTCTTTTGCAGGGTCAATCCCAAATTGAAGCAACATCCTTAAATCTCTTGGGCTTATTGTTCCATCTCGATATGAATACATATGCTCAATAAGGCTGCTTGAACTTATATTTGCAATGATGTTTTGGTTCATGTTTTCTATTGACGCGCTTAAAGAAAGTGTATTGGCTTTTTGAGCTTGCCAGGCCATAGAATCTGAAACCCTTGATGCTGTAGTCTGCCCCAGGGCAGTTTGCATATTCCATAGTTCATCGGCTTTAGAATGCATTGAGCGCTCTAACGCTAGACCTACTGAACTTGCTGTTTTTCTGTATCTTATTCCTGCTTCGGTTTTTATTATGCCATTCATACTTCCAAGCAAAGGTCCTATACCATCACGAAGCCACCGCCAAATGCTATTCTTGAACGTTGCAACTGCTAAATCAGGAATCTGAGCAATGGGTAAGTTACCTAACTTAGTTGCTGCCGCTCCTGAGCGTAATGTATTAAAAACATGACGTAAGGTGTTATTGTAACCAAATGTTGCATAAGTCCCTGCTGCAACAGATTCTGCATTTTGAAGGTCAGCCTGCGCTTTCTTATAAGAATTATTTAGTTTTTTAAACGCCTTATCCAGCTTTTCTTGAGTTAGCCCAGCCGCCCTAAGTCCACCTTTTTTATTTTCAAAATCTTTAGCAAGCTCATCCATAACACCTTTAAATCCACCTTCGCCTTGCCCATACTCTTGACCAAAAGTCTTTAAAGCTTTTGCGTGAGCAATTCTTTTGCCAAGGGTCATTGTGTAGGAAGCAACATTTTTAGCTAAATCAGTTGAGAGAAGCCCTTCCTCAAGCAGTATTTGGTCAGGTATTAAGTAAGAGCGCTCCTTTAGTGGATTCCCTGTAACACGGGATTCAAGCGTCTCAAGCATGGAATGCGCTAGTTTATCAGGGTCATTACCCATAATTTTGGTATACGTGGCATTCATATCCAGCAACATTTGAGCGCCACCATCAACAGGGTGACGACTATACATAGGTCTAAATTTAGGTTTTTGATTCGGTTTTTTAAATGTAACTTTGCCCGTTTCTAAGTCTTGGTAATACATTGAGCGCCTAATCTCGCCCGACCTTACTTTGGCCATCAGTTCATTCCACTCATCTCTTGAGTCCTTATATGCCTTATACTCTTCATCCTCAAGCAATTTGCTTTTAGCCTCAAGCTCTTGGATTGAATTCTTAATCTCTGCGTAATCTTTTGGTTTAGAACCTTTTTTTGTGCCTGATTCAAATTTTTTACGCTGACTGCTAAGCTCACTATTAATTGAGGCTGACTGCCTTTCAGCAGATTTAAGTTTAGCCAGTGACTCTTTATGAGGCTTTAATGTTTTTATTAAGAATTTTTCATCCGCTTTAGTTGGGAGTATGTTTTCATCTAATAAATTATGAAGCCCTTCTTTATTGTTGGCCTCTATGTCATTGCGTATGTTTTCTTTTAATTCGTCATTTGCCTGCCTAAATGACCTATTTAATCTACGAAGCTCTACCCTGTTTGCCTCAGCATCAATACCCTCATGGATATTGGACCTTGTTTGTTTAATAGAGGCCTCAATCGACTCCAGTGGCCTTATTGCTTTAGCTATGGCAGCATCGCCCCTCGTTAAGAACGCCAGGCCTGAGTTTATAAATCTATCCTCACCTTCTGCCGTTGCCATGTACCCTGTGGCATATTGCCGATTAAGGTATGCCTCTGCCGTCCTAACGGGAAAGTCTATCTCCTCCAAACCTTTAGCTCGCTGATATTCTCCAAGCATTTCTGAAAAATGGACATCTAAATCACCATTCAAGCTATTAACTGCATTTACTTCGCTTTTTATGCCGGTAAACCGCGAGCTCATAACCTTATAGCCCCATGTAGGCGTGGTAAAGAACTCAGGGTCTTTTGTGATTTTTTGATTAAGGTTCTTTATGGCGCCTGTTACGCCGCCTCCAAACCCATTAGCCTCGGCCATGTAACCAGTAATTACATCTTTCATTTGTATAGATTGAGAGCGGTATTCTCCAACCATGTACTCGTAATTGTCAGGCTGGGCACTTCCGGTGGTAACGCCTTGAACCTCAATGCTATGGTCAGCCATGTGGTTCATGTAACCACGCAAAGTTCTCCACTCGCTATTGAGAAACCTAAAGACAGGGCTTACGGCTGAAATACCCTTTTTTAAAGCTCCACCCACATAAGGGATAGCAAAAAACCCGCTTTGTGTCATTTGAGAGTCTAGGAATTTCTGAGCCTCTGCAATATGCATCGCATTTTGAGCCTGGCTGAAATTTTCGTTTACGCCTTCAATGTACATCTGCTCTGCTTTTAACCCAAGTAATTCGCCATCCTTACCAAACACCTGTATTGCCTTTATCCCCTGGAAGTTCATCTTAAGCGCGTGACGCGCCGCAAACATCTGGCCACCTGTCATACCCCTGCCAAGGCCTGCTGCGGCTCCTGTTAAGGCTAATCCAGCTACACTGTTAATTAAAAAATCTTCACCAAAGTCAGCCATCGTCTTGCCAGTTGTCGTGGCATCAATAGCTGCTGTGTAAGCTCCAGTTTGAATCAAAGTACCTGGTGCGCTAGCTTTAAGAGACTGAAGAATTGACTCACTATATTTTGCATACTTCGCGCTTGTGGCGATAGGTATAGCCCTTAATACTGCGTAGTCCATTGCAGCTGAAGCAGTAAACCCAAAAATTTTCCCCCACACTGAGCCGTCTTTGTACTCTTCATTTTCCTGCATTAAACGTGTTACTTCCTGTTGTTTTGCTTGCAGTTGAGCAGGTGAGTGACTATCAGCCAAATATGAGAAATAATTTCTATCAAACCCCTCGAAGTTTTTAACCTCAAATGGAGTCCAATTGGGTGGCGTAACATCAGCTAAGGGGTTTTGGTTTTCTAATCCCTGCTCGGCTTCATGCCTTTTGCTTTCGTGGTACGCATAGTCAATGGCGTGCGCGCCCATCTCAAGCTCTTTTACTGTATGAAAAGCTGTGCTAAAAAACCCAGGTCTTTCTGGTTCGTTTTGAGGAAGTGTATCAAGAGGCCTCTCAAAGGATTGCATATCAACTGATTGAATAGCTCCTTCAACTCCAGACGGCATGTTAATGGATAATGGAGGTGATGAATTACCGTTATCTAAAATATCTCGGAATCGATGACGTTGGTTTTCAGGTACGGGTAACTCTTCTTTACTATCCATCAAACACCGCCCATGAGTTGATTCATCGTCACTTGCTCATCTTGCCGGTACTGCTCTTTTTTCCGTAACCCCTCAGCATGGCTTTTAAAGAAATCTTTAATAGCTGACCGCTCAAGCTCTTGGGCGCTCATGCCTTTGTTATGTTTGTATGCGTACATTGCTTTAATGCGAGCTAAATCTGGCCGGTAAGCAAACTGATGTATTGGACCAGTACTTACCGTTGCAATGGGAGCAGGAAAGCCATTTGAATCAATAAGCGATATGTCATAATAACCAGCATAAGGTGCGGCTTGGTTTTGTGTTCGTTGCAGGTTGTTGCTTGCGGCAATACTGACGCTGAGAGGCTGCACGACTTGGGACGAATAAAATTCATCCTGTTGTGAATGGAGAGCTTCAGCGTACGTTGTGGCATCTTTTATTGATTTAAAGATACCTAAGTTTTTGCCTGTATCACGGTAAAGCTTAATTGCATCTTCTTCAGATAGAATTTTTCCGCTGTCACTTACTCTGGGTATTAATACTTCACCCTTATCCGTCCCAATCGACATAGAAAAAACAGTACTTACACCGTCTTTATTTTTAACTTGTGGACGATTAAATAAATCTATGTTGCCTTTCTCCACTAAGCCCTGAGTTGGCAACTCAGTTTTAGTTACGCCTCGAAAAACTCTATCGACTTTAACCTGACCTTTAACCCTATCACCCACACGATAGTACCAATCTATATTTCCACTATCATAAGCGGCTTTTGTGGCTTCTAACTGAGTGGCAATATTGTCTTCCATGTCCGCATGAACAACCTCAGGCGCGTCTGTACCTATACCAGCAAGACTCTCAATCGGCATAAATACTTTTTGCTTAGAGCCATTTGCGTGGGTTTCACCGTACGATTTTTGCAAGGCTTTTTTTGTCAGGTCATCTGCAATTGACGTACTACCACTCATCATGAAGTAATCTTTACGTAGCCGCATAATTGTGTTGGCGACATAAGGCATGTTTGGAACGTTTGTGAAGTAGGGCACGTTTAGTAATTTCTGCGCTTTAGACGTAATTTCTTGAGAGGAGGATAGGTGTGCTTTTACTTCCTCATTATATTGCAGTTCGCGCATCTCAAGCTGTTCAGGCGTTTGGTTAAAAATGGCTTCTTTTGCTTGCGTGTACGCTTCATCAAGAGGCAGTCCTGCAACCTCGTGAAGGTCGTTCATCATGGCACCCATGGATTGACCTTGCTTTGATACGCTTTTTACGTTCTGTGGATTGTAATCCCTAACTTCATCGTAAGCTCGCATAGCTGCGTAAACTTGCGGAGGTGTACCGCGTGTAAGCATCGTATCAAGCTCTTTAGAGAATGCCGGGACTTCTACTCCACCTGATTTAGCAATGCCAACCTTAGCCACCATAGGGTCTTGGCCTGGGTTTTTATTCATAGAGCTGTCAACAAGCGCATAGAATGCTTTGTTAATCTGGTCCGGCGTTCCTGAGTTTGCAGCAAGTGGATTATCAAAATTATTAGCGACATTTCTTACCGCTTCGTTTTCAGCGTCTTTCTTACTTCTGTTCGTCCAATACTTTGTCATAAAGTTATTGAATTCTGCTGGCGGTAAATCCTGCTCTGCTTGGGCAATCATCGCCCTGTCCGTAGTCCCGTCAGCAAGTGCCCTGCCCAGTTCAGAAGTTATAATCTGGTTGTTCTGTGCCTCAGCTGCGTGCGCCTCTTTAGCGTACTCAACAACGTTCTTGACCACGGACATCTTTTCAAGTTCTGACATGCTTTTAGGCAGTGAATCATGGACCTGACTTAAATATTTTCCAACGGTAGGAATCTTCTTGTTACGCTCTGACTCAGGCAGCTGCTCATTTGCTCTTGCATCGCTTACGCCGCGCGAGCTCACCCCTGTATAAAAATTAAGTGTGGCGCTATCTTTTAAAGTTTCATACTCTTTAGGTGTAATCGTTCCAGCAGATTTTTGTCTGTTTAAATCCTGCGTAAATAAGTCAAGATTAACTTTTCCAGCTTCAGCCCCGTTAGAAAAAGCATTCTGAAAAGAGTTACTAACTTCTGTGTTGTTGTGAGCTTGTTGAAGTTGTTTTTGCTGAGCTTGCTGGTCAGAAATCATTTGCATACGCATTTTATGCGCTGTGTCGCTAACTTGATTTTGATAGCTGTACATCATTTGGTTGCGTATAGAATCGGGTGCATTCTTCAAAATATCATCGATACCTTGAGACGCACTTTGTTGAAAGCTGCCAATAACGCCCTCAGATAGCTGACCTGCTGATGCCGCTTGCTCCTGAGACTTATTAATCAATTGGTTGGCTTGCTGGCCTAAAATCTGTTGGGAGCGCGAAGAGTAAGCATCTGCAAAAGCCTGGTCCGATTTTGTAAGCGCTGGAAGAAGATTTTTGATGTTACTGTTCTTTTCAGCAAGGGCCGCTCCTTGAATTTCACCCAGCTTCATGCCTGTCGAGGAAATAACTTTAGACGAAATATCCCCAAGCGCCGTTGGGGTCAATGCTTCCCCTGCAAAAGCCTGAGCAAACCCAGGCACTTGTGACTCAGCTTGCGTCGCTGTCTGTCTTTGAAGCGTTGGTATAGCTTGAGCCGCCCCTGGGAGGGTGCCTTGGGATATTGGGTTACTTCCTACTGTGTTAGCCATGTGTTATGCCCCACCTGATGCGAATTTAGCTAAGAGTTTGGTTTGTTTAGCGGTTGTAGCATCAAGCTGAAGTTGTCTTACACCTGTAGATGCAGCCTCAAATATATTGCTTGATAACTGGCGGCCTAAATCCGTTTCAGACTTAAGTGTATGCAACCCAGAAAGGATGTTGCTTGCCCTTAAATCAGCTTCTCTTGCCAGCATTCTCATGCGTTTTGCCTCAACATCACCGCCCGTAGCTGATACTGACTTACCTGTCTGAACTGCCGTACCTTCCGTCCCTGAAGCATTGCCACGTGCGGCATTCATAACAGCTTGGGTGCCTAGGTTAGTCCTGAGTTCTCGCATAGAGGCCAAGGAGGACTCTTGGAACTCATAGTTATTTGCGGCCATGTTCATCTCGATACCAGCCTTCTCCAAGCTTCTACCTTGCTGAATCTTTGATTGTGCGCCTTTCGCTTCCCAGATGCTTGTTACTACACCTGCGGCTTGCATACTCAGCAAGAACATTGTGTACGGGTCCATAGTTAAGTCTCGATACGGTAGAAGATACCGATTAGTTTAATATCAAAAGGGTCGTCATGGGTAATGGAGATTTGGCCGGAGTGATTATCCCACCCAAGCATGGGTGTTATTTCCATCACACCTGACATAGCCGTGGGTGGTTCGCCTGGAACTGTTTCTTCAAGCGTTTCAATCTGAATTGGCGTGTCATTTACAAAGCCCCCAATCGTCTCATTAAACATTAAGTTAGCGGCGCGAAGATGACTTGGAAAGGTCAGTGATGAGCCTTTGAATTGAAGTGCTCCAGGAACAGCAATATCCAGCGTTTCAATATGCGTAGATATCGGGAACCCTATCGATACTTTTGCCGCATCAACCGGCTGACCATGGGCGTCTAAGATGACTTCGTCGTTGTTTCCTTCTTCCTCGAAACCATAACCATCGCCAACCGCTTTAACCATTTGCGCATTAAATCTCGATAGGCCCGTAAACGTGCTTTCAGCCGTTCCAGAATAGATATAGGTGCAGTCGGTAAAAACATCGAAACTTAACTCCTCAAGGTAAAACTTGGTAGATAAAGGCCATGGCGTAATCGTGCAGTCAATGCCTGCGCTGGTGAAGGTAAGTGCTCCTTCTACTGCAACAGCGTCAGCATGGGTAAGATAAACGGTTATGTTTGTAGCGTCCGTTGCAACAGCCCAGTAATAATCCCCCACTACCATGGTGATTGAAGAAGTAGGCAAAGTCCCTGTGGTAGAGATTTTAAACGCTGTTATAACACCCAGTGTAAATGTAGATGCAGTCGTAAGCGTTAAGGTGTCAGCTGTATAGTTTGCAACTAAATCACCTGCAACCGCTCCCGCAATTTCACGTTCAGTCATAAACCAGCATCGTCCACCGAAAGATTCAGCCACCCATCTGAAGTATGCGTTACCGTAGGTCTGTGTAAGGTCGCTTGGTGTAAACCCTGCTACATTTTCTGATACAAGCGTTTGGAAGATAACTAAGCCACCATCACTATTGATGATGAACATATACCGCGAGCCAGCCCGATTAATATCAACGTAACCTGCCTCATCGATTGGGTCTCTAATCAAGTGTTCATTAGCAATGGATGCAATGGTCGAAGTGTAGGAGTTATTGAACCCATCCCATAGCATCGAATAGACATCATTGCCTGCGATTATAATGACCTGGTTATCCAATGCCCTAGGCTGAACTTTATTAGCGGCTGTGGAGTCTTGCAGGGTCATTGAGAACGTCAGCGGTGTGATAGCCTGTTCAAACGTCAAGGGTGTTGAGTAAATCCCTGAGTTTGTATGGATTGTTAAGCTACGATAGGGAACGATAAACCGTATAACATTAACGTTATCTGAAGATGGGTACCACAAGATAGCACTATCAGGTTGACCTTCAAGGCCATCAAAGTTGTTGTAGTCATTAGTAATCGATAAGAATAATGCGTTAGGAAGGCTGCGCGTGTTAGCAAACACGGCTCTATTTTGAAACGATGAGCACTTTGAAGGCCATCCACGAACATCACTCCAAGCAGGCTCAGCAAGAAACGAGCTAGTCCCTGGTATTCCTGCCGTTGCAGTGGTATCAAAGTCTTGGATTATATTAATGCCAACCGACGTGGCGCTTGCGTATGAGATAATTCTGCAAACACCACCATCACCCACGTATGAACCGCCTACATGAGCTGGTGTAAATCCAGTACTTACGGGAACCGTTACCGGTATAGATGCGTTTAATGTTATCCCAGAGCCTGCAAGAGCTGTTGGTGTAAATGTCGTGCCACTGTAATTAGCGTCAGGGTCATTAAAGTCAAAGGTTAGTAAGGAAAACTTGGCAAAAACTACATTACCCAGGGTCCATGCATTTTCAATAAAAGCTGAAGTAGTTCCTGTGCCAATTGAGCTGATGGTTAAGGCATTCGTTTCTGCTTTTGCGTCTACCGCGGTAGGGTAAATAACACCCGTGGTCGTTGAGCTTGTTTTTAGGAAGTAAATTTCATTAACAAGAACCTGGGGGGATGTTTGTATTATCGTCCCACCTGCTACCTCGAAAAAAATAGGGACAATCACGGCATTTGTGGTCACATTGGTTAGTGTGATTTCTGTTGCGGTAACACTTGCTACATCGTTTGAGTCTTCTGAACTTCTAACCAAATCTTGAGGTTTAAAAGCGCTCGATGTCATTCTGAAGTTTGATTCAATAATCGTTGTGTCAATCAACGGCATCATGGGCGCTGTAATGGCCGTAGATGTCACGGTGTAAATCAAAACACCTTCCAGGTATATCAGTATACTGCCGGGTATTAAAATAATGACGTAGACGCATTGGTCGTTGTACGTGAACACCTCAACAAGCGAGTCTTTGTAATTAGTAATGCCAGATATCTCAGCTTGGAATATCGTACCAAACCGCTTGCCAATACCGCCCTGAGGATAGGTAATGCAGTTCCTGGCTGTCTTCAAGCCATTGTAATAAGCATCCACTGTGACGCGACTGTACATCAACGGCGATAACTCACCCTTGGAGAAGATGTCTTGTGACCAGATAGCCTCAGCCATTCATATTCCTTGGTTAAGTTGTAAACCCATAGCCGTCATAAGTAGACACATTGCGCTGGTCGAGTACGGGTATATTAATTTGAAAAAAGTTAGGTCTATTCTGAGCATCAATAGCCATTGCCAGGCCTTGGAGCTGTAATCTTTCAGCGTTAAGGAGTGGGTAGTATTCTGCCTTCTGGGCATTTGATAGCGCAAGAGCTGTAGCGATTTCACAGGAAAAGTAGTCTGAAAAGTATTGTGGCCACAACGATACGTCAGGGAGGAACACATATTCCATGGAAAGCGCGCCCTGGTATTGGGTGTAAATCTTTTGGTCAGCGTAGATATCCCATACATAAATGTTTGGATAAAGCATAATGGTTTTAAGGTAACCAGCAGGTAATTGATACGCTGTCTTCCACTGCGGAGGTGGTAATTCTGTTAGCTGTGAGAGTTGTTGAATCTGTGTTGCAAAACGCCAATTACTTCTAGCTAAGACCGAAGCTATTTTGAAGTCGTAAACGGAGCTTGCAGCTGTCACTAGGGCATCACCGCCAGACAAAGAGCTGATTGGCTTATGGCCTAATTTCATGAGTGACTGAGATACTATGTCAAGTTTGGACAGTGCCATTACGGGTTCCTTTATGGTAAAGGCTTATACTAAGAGTTTAGCATTAGACAGTCTAATAATCACCAATCTATTTTTTGTGTTTTGATGTTGAAGGAATTCGCCGTAGCGATAGCGGAGGGAATCAGCAAGCAAAGCGCGGTAGGATTTTGCAAGCCAAGCGGCGAGCGAATAGTAAGTGCTTTAGTATTAGTTCTTAGTATGTAGGTCAGATTGACCTAGTCTACGGACCAGATTGACCCAGTTGAGCAACATAAAACCAGGTCAATCTGACCCAGTTGGTCATCATAAGAACAGCCTTCCAAGTGAGATTCTTCTACTATAGCCTTGGCCATGAATATTTATAAACCCCATGCACTTAAGCTCGGCTAACCTTCTTTTTATTGTGCTCTCGGATGTGTTGCAGGCTAGCGCAAGTGCTTCATTTGAGTAAGTGCAAATGGATTTATCTTTAAGTATTTTGTATAAGCGCCCCATGATTCCTTCGTGGTCCATGGTAGTGTCGGGATGGTTGATAACTATGTGCGGAATCTGGTCATACTGTACGTTGCAATTCTTATTTGCCATGCTGTATAATCCCTTTGTTAATTCCTGTTAACGAATACAAAGCCGGATGGGTTGCCACCCTTAAGTCCGGCTTTTTCTTTTCTTCTGCTTTAACACCTACATATGCTCTTTTTTCAAGCTTAAACATGTTGTCACTAACTCGATACTCATGTTACAATCCTTCTGTGTTACTAGTTATGACGCAAACAGGCCCACTGAGTTGTCGCTCGTATGTGGGCTTATCATTTTCTGAAAACATCTTACATTCTTAAATCACTTTATTCCACCCAAAAAAAACGCCCACATAAGTGAGCGCAGGAATCGTTTATGTTACAGACCAGCGGTTACTACTTTGTATGCAACGATAACATCTACGGGCGAAGTACCTGCCGCAAAGTTACTGCCAATGTTATCCATTACGAGAGCTTTGTTTACGCAGCCAGTTGCGGCAACGATCACATCTTTAACAGGTACGGCATTTGTTAAAGTGTCTGCCGTTGCATCAATGAAGCCCGTGCATTCAATGGTGTCAGATACAGCAACGCCAGCAGCGTTTTCGTATTTAACTGCCATGTTGTCACCAGCCTCTGTGTAAGCAACACCAGCATAATTTAACACTAACTCAGCACCTAAAAACTGAACCACTTTATCCGCACCAGGGGCAGCAACCAACTGTTTTGGAGTTGTTGCTAAAGCCAAAAGCTCAGCAGTGGAAATGGTTACCGTTATTGTTTGAATGGTATCTTCAGCCAGCTTGGCACTCGTTACAGCATCAGCAGCAATGGTCAAAGCGCCTGAGGCAATAATGGTCGCGTCACCACTCATCGTAACTTCAGTTGCAACGTTTGCAGCGGAGCCAACAAGCACATTACCGCTTGTCATCACTTCCAATTTACTGAAAGCAATTGCAGCAGCAGCATTAACCTTAACATTAGTAACCGCACCATCAGCAATGTTAGCTGTATCAACCGCACCTGTTAAGCCCATGCTAACAGTCGTAATTGTTCTAGGTGTTGCGGTTGTATTTACGGTCGCAACCACAAGTGCAAATGAAGCATCACTTGCTGTACCCATGATAATGTCATCAACCTTTAAGTCATAAATTACAGACTCAGGGTTGAAGTAACCGGCAGCGGCGATAGCAGCGGCATTATCACTAGCAGAAGCGTATGTGAATACAGTAGGTCCATTAACAATCGAAGCGTCAGTCAGGGTAAGTGCACCTGAGTTGAACGCAAGTGTGGAGCGGGTGAATCTATCTAAATTAAAAGCCATGTTATTCCCCTATAGGTAGTGTGAGTTATACAGACGTATCGCAATCAATCGCCATAACACCTTGGTTATCTACAACCACAGCACCGGCACTAAAGATACCGTTAATCAACCACGATGTGTTTTGAGCAATGTAGTTAATTTCGGTTCTGAAGTTCTTACCAATACCCATACCAACAGCCCATTTATGCCAAGCAAGAACGGTATTGATATTGCCTGTTTTTGGTAAGCCGCCTTCAATCATAGCTGGGATAATAATCATTCTGAAACCCAAGAACTGAGCTGCTTGACCACTCTCAACTGCGTAGTTATGTGTGTAGCGAGAAGAAATGAACTGCTCATCACTTAACAAACTGCGACGGTTAGCTGCGCTCATAGCAACGTAACGCTCGTCATGAGGTACGGCATTGTCATCAAAAAACTCATTGATTTGGATGAATTTAGCGTAGTTAAAGTTAGTTCCGCCGTCTATAATCGTAGTACCTGGGTCCAAGTCCATTGCATCAATACAGATTTGGTCAGAACGACGACCAAGGGCTTTTGCAACAAGCATTGCATTTTCCATTTTGGTGTCAAAGTTAACCGTGATTTCTTGAACTTCATCGACTGCGGTTGGAGCGGTGTATTTTTGCATGGTAGCGTTTACTTTACTGTAACCAGGGTCTTGAATGGTCACGGCAGCAAGGTAAGCTGTTGGAACGGCAATAACTTCGTTAACTTTACGGAAGTCAATGGTCGCACCAATAACATCATGCTTGGTTCGGATTGTATCGCGAAGCAAGTGCCCGCTTGATTGGTATTCGGCTTTAACAAGACTGTCAAAGTCAATTTGCTCTACATTACTCAATGATTGAGACATGGTGTACCCCTATTAGCTACGTGAAAAAACCGTATTCACTAATAAGGGCTCACTGACCTGGATTGCCCTTGCGGGTCCAGCAGAATAAGTTGTCCTCTTAGCCAGCCCTAAATAAGGCTGGAAGAACTCATACCCAATTGTTCAGCATTCGTCTTCTTATGTCAACTCTCAACCGCTCTAGCTATTTTGCTTTTTATTTCGTCGCGGTATCGTGAGTCAGTTTTATAACGCGCATAGTTCTGAACCATTTCTTCCTGGATGTTTTTTACTGTTAATTTAGGTTCTGCCGTTTCTTTTCCGCTGGGTATTACTGTGGTATCGGCTATCATTTTATTCCTTATTTCCTCGATTGCTTGAACGTCTTTAGCTGTGCGCATGTTACCCACTAAAGCATCATAGGTCTCTTCACTGAAGTTTGCTTTGGCCCAGTTATCTACCGTGTTTAATCGGTCATCGGCGTTCTCACCCAGGGCTTCACGCTCTGCTGTGTAGTCGGTATTGAACTCATTAAAGTAATCACCAACCGTTTCGAGCATGTTGTCCATAACTTCTTGAGGCACATGCTTTGACTTAGCAAAGTCAGCCATCTTTTGGAATGGCTCATACTCAGGGTCTACCCAAGACTGCCCTTTACTCCAGTCATACTTTTCGGGTGCTGCGCCGAGACGTTTTTCAAGTTCCTTAAAGGAGCTCGCGACATCCTCAGCTGTTTTAAACTTAGCAGGGAGCCATCCTGGACGGTCCCCAGTTCCTGGCGTTGATTTGTCCCACCACCAAGTCGGTTCGACCGGTTCTGCGATGCTTTCATCTCCAATCACCTCTTCAGTCATTCAGCACCTCTTAATTTAGCTTTTTCTTCAGCTTCTCTGCGTACTGGGTAGCTTTTAACGGCGTGTATTAATTGCCGATACCCTTCACGATAACCCTCGTAATACATACAAGCATCAGCGTAACCATTACCCATTGGATTGGGAACGGATGCCATAACAACTTTTTCAGCAAGGTAATCAAGTAATTTTTTGCCTGCTTCAGAATTGCCAAATACTTCGAAACACATTTTATCAAACTCAACATGACCACCCTTCTCTCTAAGTTGGTCTACGCTATCCTGATACCCTTTAAAATAATCTTCTTGCCCTAAAACACTATCCACCTGTCGCCCCTTGTTCTTGCTGTTGTTGTTGCTGTGCTTCCATTTGGTCTTGCATTGCTTGTGCCGCTTGAGCCACGCCTTCAGGAGTATTTAAGAAGTCTGGGTCAAGTTGCATGAGGTTAGCAATCATCCATGGGTACTTAGAGGCATTAATATAAAGCTTGGCTTCTTCTGGCCCCATGGTTCCCTGGATAATCTGAACAAACTGCGTAAGCCTTCCAATCTGCTCTTGGTTCTTAGCAAGCGCCAATGGAGACTTGTATTTAAAGCTAAGCTTTGCACCCTGAATCTTAGGCTTTGGCAAAATACCCATGGATTCTAAAATGTAAGCGCATCGCTCAAGCAGTGGGTACAAGAACTCTTGTTGTAATCGAGAGAACAGCGGACCAATCTTATTGGCCAACTCCTGCTGTGCAATCATTGATTCTGTGGCTGACATAGGCTGCTTAGAATCGCTTTGCAAAGGTGATTGAGCAAACAACAGTTCTTTAACCTGCATTCTTAAGTCTGCCATGGTCAATTGAGCAAACTGAGGCGACGACGTATCAGGAAAAGGAATGATAGGAGGTTGGCCTTGATTTGAGCTTATTGGAGCAATGGGGATGATAGCCATAGGCTGCATAACAAAGGTGTGAGGATTAAATACCGCATCACTAAACGCCATCAAAGGCTTAAACGTATTTAAATTAGCAGACGCTAACTCAATTCGTGCAAGCTCATTAAGGGATATGATTGACGGTAGTGCGTCCATAATAGGCCCACGACCAAATGTATCGGCATTCGTTTTTTGGAACCGCCATACGATACCTGGATTCGTCTCAAACTCTTCACTGAATAATTCATCATCACCCGCGCATACAACATACACATACGGCTTTTTGCCTTTGCTTGGAAGGTACATAACGCCTTCCTGTATTTTTTCAACCGTGACTGAGCTATCCATCTTCACTTCTTTAAGCATTCTTTGAGGAATTTTAGCCTTAGGCCAGCGCACAGTAATTTCTGCAACTTTTACGCCTTCCCAGTCCCTGTACCAAGATTCAAGCCTGCCTGTCATCGCTTCTTCAACAGCAAGCTTGTCCATAGGTATAGAGGTAAACAAAAGCGGCTGTTTGTCGGTGTACGAATTAACCACTAAACAAGCTGTGCCAACTGCCGAATCAAAATAGCATTCATTAATAACAACATCAAAATTAGACTCATGAATGTAATCAAATAACTGCCTAATGTAGTCATCAAGCACTGTTTGAGCTTCATTAAGTTTCTCCGGATTATTCATGGCCCATCGTTTATCAACGGACATATAACCCCATTGAGTTTGCGGTGGTGTCATAGCTGTATGAAGTTTAGAGACGAATGTTTTTGTAGCTTCAATAGCTGTGGTGTCATAAACACGTTGGCCACGTTGCTCGCCCTGGTCGTTTTTGTCTCGCCAAAACTTGTTTCTATTGGGGATTGCGTAGAAGTAACAAGCCTCATGCAAGCCGGCCCACAATAAAGCCGTGCTGCGTGCTCGCTCATAACGCTTTTTAAACGTCTCTAACTCATTTTCTGTCAGCATGAATATACCTTAACCCAATGTATCACTAGGGGCATCACTTGACGGTGAAGTCATAAGGCCACTTCGTCGTTTGTAATGGCTTCTAAGCGCTCGAATCTGGCTCTGGTGTAGCTTTTGGCTTTCCGTTGCCTTTTGTGCACTTAAGGTTTCGGCACTTTTAGTCAAGGCTTCTTTTTGTTCCTTATAGAATTGCATTTGGTCGCGAGCTGCGTACATGTTTGCTCGTCTATCAGCAGAATGTTCGTGTGGAATGGTGTTACTTATGCTTTTTTCTACCGACTTAAGGCCTTTTGATAACATACTCATAACTTACCCCTATATCCAAATATGGACGTAGATGACTTTTTCCTCAAACTCGTGAGGCTCGATAACACGGTCTACCATGACCATATGCCAAGGTATGTTAATTGACTTTCTAAGCTGTCTTAATTGAGACAATATTGTGGCCATCTTGCCCCATTTTGGCTAAGTCATTGCGCATTAAGTTTACTTCTTTTTGAAGCTCAAAGGACTCGTACGCTCTAATGCCAATGTTAATTGACTCCATGAGCTGCTTTAATTCTGACGCTGTAAAATCACCCATACTAGCCTGAGCAAGCAACTGCTTGTATTGCTCGTACGGTGTTGAATCAGCATCAAGGTGGACGCGCACACGGTTTGTCTTCCCTACGCCGTATCGTGCTGCGCCCTGAGTTCTCCATAACTCTAAATCGAACGACTCATCACCCTTTCCGGCCTCACCTTCGCGCTCCCAGTTCTCTCGCGCAATCATGCAACCAATTCTGTAGCAATCCATGAACATATCGTGCTTGTGTATCCACCGATAAAATGACGAATCGCCTATGCCTGCCTCTACACAAAATGCGCTCATGGTGCCTGAGGTATTCATGCATTCAATTATCATCTTGCAATGCTTGGCTTCTTCGTATTTATGCAAGCCATCTTTTTGTGCTTTGTAAAGTGCTGTAGAGTTAATTTTCATATTATATGCCCCAATCTGCTACAATTATATAACAAACCTTTGAGGAAAACTCCTAAATGATAAATACACAACAACTAAGAGAATACATAATAATACCTGCGTTGTCTAAGTTAAACGCTTACTCAAAGGATGCTGAGGAGTTGCTTGTGTTTACGTGCGCTACCGAATCAAACGGTGGAGAGTACTTGCATCAGATTAAAGGCCCTGCGCTGGGAATCTTTCAATGCGAGCCTGCGACCTATGCCGACTTGTGGAGGAATTACATTATCCACCGCACAAGACTGACCATGATTTTCTCTCTCAAATTCAACACGAATGGTATACCCCCAAGCGAGCGAGTGGTGTACGACCTGGACTATGCGGCTGCCATGGCTAGGGTTCATTACATGCGCGTACCTGAAGCCCTTCCAAGCGGTCAGGATGTCGATGGTATGTGGGCGTACTACAAGAAGTATTACAATACTGAGTTAGGCAAAGCCACCAAGAAGAAATCAATTGAGGCCTATGAGCGCTGCACCAAAGACTCAGGTTATTCTCAAGCCATAACGATGCCGTCAGCATAACCACCCAACCCCCAAGACAGGCCTAAGCCCAAAGAGGCGCGTGTCAAAGGCGAGGGTCAAACCCAAGTCTAAACCCAAGCCTAAA